GACCACGGTCGAGGTCGCAAACGGCAGGCCCGACGTCATCACGTTGCCATTGACCGTCGAGAAGCCCGGCGATCCGTCCGCCAGCACCTCCAGCGACGTGCCGGCCGTAAGACCGGCAACGGTCGCTTGGAACGGGCGGCCCTGAACGCCGGACGTAACAGACAAGGTGAGAGCGTTCAGCGGCATATCCGGTCCTCAAACGAAGGGCCGCCCAGCACGAATGCGGAGCGGCCCCATTCCCCCGCGCGACGATTGGGTTCAGGCGAGCAGTTCGTCACGACGCGCTTCAAGCGCCGCGATGGCCCCCTTGCGCGACTTGCCTGCGGTTTCCGCGTCGATCAGCGCCTGCACCGCGTCCGCATCGTCCACGGTGGCGAGGTGCGCGGTCAGGTCGTCGACGCTGCCGTCGAGTGGGCCGGGTTCGGCAGGCTCAGCGGAATCGCCGAACGTGAAGTGGCCCGACGCCTTCATGGAAGCGAGTTCGGCTGCGGTGATATCCACCTCGCCTTCGGTCGCGGCACCGCCCTGGAGGATTACGGCAGGCGTCGAATTGAACACCTTCGGCCCTTCCGTTGCGTTGGTCGCGATGACCTTCTTCATGTCGTTCATGGTCAAATCCCATCCAGGTAGCGGAAGGCGCCCGTGCGCAGGACTTCGACGCCGCCGGTGCGGAAGGCCCCGGGAACCTCGAAGTTGAACGGGCCGTCCTGATAGACCGGGAAAAACCGGTGCGGCATCGGCAGATGGAGCTTGGCCACGTCCTCGCGGTTGGCATAGGCCACCATGCGCTTCGTCCCGCCCGCGCCTGCTGTATCGAGGCCGAGCACGCCGCGGATCGTGATATCGCGGCCGGTCATCTGCTTGACGATGTTGGTGCGCAGGAGAAACGACAGGATCGTCTCGCTGTTCGTCGCGGACATCGGCGTCGCACCGAGATACGAGATGGTCGAATAGGGCAGCAGCACCGTATCGGCCATTTCGACGGTGAGCGACCCGGTGAAGATGCCGGTCAAGACGTTGTTCAGATCGCGGACGATCTGTGCCGGCGTCTTGGTGGCGTTGCCGTTCGCGTCGAACCACGTCGTTACAGAGCCGGTGCCATCAGCCGGCGCGGTGCCGGTCGTCACGCCGGTCTGGTTGGACAGGCCCAGCAGGTTCTTGGTGGCGTCACCGGTCAGGGTGATATTCCACATGAACTCGGTATAGGCCCGGCGCGCTGCGAGCGCCTTGCCGCCAGGCAGGTCCATGTTCAGCAGCTGGGCCTGACCGATTTCCTCGCTGTCATAGCCGTAGCCGACCGCCGCCATGTGGACGCGCATTTCGGACTTGTCGCGGGTGACATCGGCCTTCGCCACGTCCTTGGCGCCAGTGGTGAACCACGCCGCCTTGCCGACCGTGCTGGACAGGAAAGTGACGATGCCCGGCGTGAACTCGGGCGCCGAGGTGTCGACATAGATCAGCCGACCGAAGTCCAGATCGGGAAACGCGTTCTCGTAGACCCGCGTGTTGATCGTGTAGGCCTGGTTGACGACATAGGCGAATGCGGCCTGCTGTGCGTCGTTCATCTGCATATACATGGATCAGGCCCCCTTAAGCCGGGATGCGACGGAGCCGCACCTTGAAGAGCGCGCCAGCACCGGACGCGGCGGTTTCGGCCTCCGCCTGCGGAACGGCGTAGATGGCGCCAGCGACTGCAGCCGTGGTCCAGCGGCCGGTTGCGCTGTTCCAGTTGAGCGCCGCGCCAACGGCGATTGCGGCGTCAGCCAGGCCGAACCACTTGCCCTCGTTCACGACGGGCACGTTGTCGTACTGCGCGTAGCTGTCACCGTTGCCGGTAACGAGGTGCATGGCCTTGGCGATGCCGATATATTCGCCCGTGGTTAGCGGCGTGCAGCCGCTATCCCCGTTGCGCTGAACCGGCGCGCCGAACGCGATGGTCGCCGTGGCGGTTTTGGTGTCGCCGTCCCATTCGGACATGTCCGCTGACATGCCGGGGTATCCGGCGGGCTGATACTGCACATAGGCGGTCTGGAGCGGCATGGTCTATCTCCCCTCAGGCGGACGCGGCGTTGCGCCACGCGTTGTGGTCGTTCGCCTTGGTCAGGGCGGCGGTTTCCTTGGTCGCTGCGTCACCGATGATCGCAGGCTCGCCGATCGGGACGACGTTGCTGTCCTCGACCTTCGTGTCCTTGGTCAGTGCATCGAACGCGATGGCGACATGATCGGCGGTGTAAGTGTTGGACGGCATCGCCTTGTCGACGACGGCCTTCTTGATCGCGGCTTCATCCATCTCGTCGGTGACGGCCACCCCTGCAGCGCGCGCCTTTGCGACCGTCGCGGCGTAGGCCTTGCCAGCATCACGCATCTGTTGCGGGGTCAGCTTGGCGGCGGCCACATCGGCGGTCAGCTTGACGATCTCGGCGTCCTTGGCGACGATGGTAGCGGCGTCCTCGACGGCCTTCGCCTCCAGGGTTGTTACCTTCCCGGTCGCCGCGTCGCGCGCCGCCAGAATGGTCTTGATGGTCGCCTCGGCCGTGTCTGCGTTGGCGATGTCGACGGTCAAGCCATCGATGAGCATGGTCTTCATGGTGGGTTTCTCCTGGTCACCAATGCGGAGGGTGGGGCCGCCACGCGCCCGATCGACGATGGCAAGATGGTTGATTCTGATGGAACGCTGAGTTGCTTGGTACGCGGTCCCGTCTGGCGCTACGCCGTCGCCCCATTCGAGCGAACAGTCGTAGCCCATGCTGACTTCCCGCTTGCCCGCCTCGACAGCCTCAATGCCGGCGGCGTCACGCAGCAGGAACGGCACGCGAACCGCATCGCCGTCCTTCACGATGTCGTCGCTGGCGACCTCGCCAACCGCATGGTCTTTCCAGTTGGCGGGAGTGACGGGCTCGCTGGGGTGGTCGATCGTGACCGGCGCACCCGCGAACGAGCGCATGGAGTCGGTCTTGAACACCTCGGATGCGGGCCGATAAACGGTGACGCGGGTAAGCTCGGGCTTGCCGACCTCGTAGCCTGCATAATCCTGGCAGCCGGTGCGTGACGCCAGCACGGACGCGACGAGGTTGCCGGCGCTGTCGCGGCGGGGTCCATCAAGGGTGAGGCGGTCATGCATCAGCATGCGGCGATGAATATTCGCCCGCCGCCAGCCCCGTTACCGCCGTCAGGAAATTGCTATACTTCCGTGATTCAGATGGTAACCGAAGCGGGCCTCTGCGCTTTTGCGTGCCGCTGCGGCGTCCTCCTTGGTTTCAAACACTCCGAGATGAACGTTTTGGCCGTCCGCCTGGATAGTCGCCCTCCACCGGCCGTTATGCGGCATCAGCCGAACGCCGTTGAAGCCGCTGCTATTATTCTGCCGCCGACGCCGGTTTTGACTATTCACCTGTCGGGGAACGTCGCGCAAATTGCAGATGCGATTATCGGTCTTCACGCCGTTGATGTGGTCGACATCGCCTGTCGGCCAAACACCGTAGCTGATCGCCCATGCGACACGTTGTGCGCGCAATGTTTGCCACATCACGACGCCGCGCAGATAGCCGTCACTGCTGAACTGTAGCAGCGCCTCGTTGCCCGCGTATTTCGTGTTCCATGACGCGAACGAGCGCTGAGACGCAAAGAATGATCGATCTCGTTCGTTCCAATAGAACTTCCCCGTCTCCGGCTCATACCGGAGCAGTTGGCGACACAATTCAGGCGTGATATCGGCTCGTTTAGCCATGGCGAACTATCCTTTCGCGGTGGTCAGGGCCGGACGCTGTTGACGCAGCGTTTCCGGCCCGTCTTTATGGCACAATTGCTATGACAGGTCCAGAATTGCCTTCGCGCGACACCCGCAAAAGGGTTCCTCGGATGGACGCGTGGGCGGCAGCGCCATCACAACCTTGCCGTTGATCGTTTTGCCGACCTTCGCCGGATCATCCGTGTAGATATTCCCATTGCGCGCGACATGCGCCGCCCTGGGACGGGCCTTGCGTGAATGAACCCACTCCCATTCCGAAAGGCCCGCTTGGCGTCGCCTCTCGTCAGCCAGCGAACCGGTGATCGCCGAAAGCTGGTGCGACGCGATGTTGACCGACCGACGCCGCCCCATAGCGACGGCTTCACGCAATTCGGCCGCGACCTCTCGGGCCGGGGTGCGGTTGGTCAGCCCACGAAATATTGATTCCGACATGCGCGCCTGGGCCTGACGGGACACGTCCTTCACCAGCGAGATATTACGAGCAATCGCCGCCTCGATCGTCTCGCGCGCGTCCTCGACACCGATCAAGGTGGATAAATCGACACCCGTCGCCGAGAGTACCGCTCCCACCCAACGGTCCCTAAACCACCGCTCTTGTCTGAGTACGAAATCCCGAAGCCGCGGCGTCAGCAGATAGAGCAAACGCTGTATCTCGCCCTCGGTCGCGTCCAGCGTGTTGTTCAGGTCGGCGGCGCTGTCGGTGGTCACGGCGGCCAGGGTGCGTTCGTATTCGGCCATCAGCGGAGCGATCGTGGAGGCCCAGCGGTCGATCACGGGGCGATAGATGCCGTATAGGTCGCTGGCCTGTACGGCAGTCGGGATGATGTCGCGGATGACGATGGCGCTGCGGCGCGGGTTGCGCTGGCGACGCGTAAGCTGGGCGAGGGAGAAGCGCATTATGCGCCCAAGCGCGGCATCACGCTCAGGTCGATGTAAAATGCCCATCCATGAATCGACCATGCGCGGCGGCCATGCGGCTTATCCCTGGGGCAGTCGGCATCGATCGACCCGAAAGACCCGCCCTCATAGCCCTTCACCAGTTCGGCGACAGCCTCGACCAATAACTCGGGCGGGACCGCCTCTTCCGTCCACGGGATGGCCACCAGATCAATGTCGCGCGCCAGCGAGCCGTGAAGTGCCACCGCATAGCCAAACTGACGAGCAACCTTGCGGATCGGGTCAATCAACGCGGCATAGGCCTTCATGCACGCCGCTGCGGTATCAATAACATGGCCCGCAACTTTCCGCTGCCCATGCTTGCTCAGCACCTCGGTTTGGCAAAGGTTGGTCACGCGTCCACACCCGGCGGGGCATCATTCGCGGCACGGCGGACGGGGACGCTTCCATTCGCCCCCGTCTCACCGGCAGATTCTGGATCAACCTCCTTTCCGCCGTTGGGAATATCGGTGTCGTCATCATCATCTGGCAGCAGGCCAAAGCGCTCGTCTTCGGACAGTTTCGCGAGTGCATCGGCCAAGCCTGGCAGATAACCACGCTCCTCGATCAGATTTTGCACGGCGCGCGCCAACGCTTCATGTGGCACCAAGCTCGAGGTGATCAACTTGTCGATCGCGTCCATCAGGAGATCGAACGTCTCGGCCTCTTCCTTTTCAGTCGGCTTGCGCAGCGGCGCCCAAACCCACCACACGTCATCCGGCTTGGTCACGCCAGCCGACCGCAACAGGATCGGATCGAGCGTTTCAAGGCATGGCCGCGTCTCGTTTTCCTGTCCGTCCGCAATCGCATCGTGCCAGTTGTTCATGTCGTGCTCGCCGGTGGCATTCATCCCCGCCGGCGAGCGGCCCATGAGGCGTGTGAACGGAATGTCGGCTACGGCGGCGACACGCTGGTCGAGCGCGTCCATGAATGCCGGGATGCCGTCCCACTTGACCTGATAGTCGCCAATCTGCTCGCCGGGATCGTCGGTGCCGGTGCCGGAGCGATATACCGTGGCGTTGAGCGTGCTTTCGCCGGTCGCGATCAGGGCGATGCGCTCATTCAGCTGCTGACGGCCCTCGGTGGTCGAAACCAGATCGATCAGGTCGGGGATGCCGATCCGCAGCAACTTGGCCTTCTTGACCAGCTCGACAAACCATGCTTGCGCGCTGTCGCTGTTCTGGACCTCGCGCACCACGGTAAGCAGGCGGCTATCGCCCCAGAACGCTTCTTCGTCGCTGACGGCCGATCCGGCGGGCAGCGGATCGCCACGGAAACAGATCACGCGGCTGGGATGGATTTTCTGCCGCTGCCCGTTGCCGGACACTTCGAACATGCGCGGCTGGCGATAAGTCGGCGAGGCGAGGTCGCGATCGAAGTCGGTGGCGGTGATCTCCCAGCGTGACACGACGTTGATGGCGATCAGGCCGCCGGTGCGGATGGTGTCGGGGTTGAGCGGTGTCGCGTGGTCCCCGGCGGTGACCAGGATCATCGCGCCGCCACCAATGCCGCGCAGGACCTCCGCGTGCTTGGTCTTGGCCTGCAGCCCGAGCCGCTTTTCCTCTTTCTCAATCAGCGCGATCGTGGCCTTGTCGGCCTGCCAGTCGCGCCATTTCTGCGTGCGATCGGCCGCCGGGACGCGGATGACTTTCCTAAGCAAGCCGGATGTCATGAAGGCGGCGACGGCAAGCTGATGCTGGAACACGTTGGCGATGCCGGTTTCGGTCGCCCGTCCGAACGGGTTGAGCCGGGACGCGAACGCGATGGCGTTGGTGAGGCTGTCGGTGATCCACGCCATGTCGCCGGGTATGCGAGTGGAGGCGGGGTGGCGTTACCGCCGTCAGAGGAGGGAGGCGGTGGAGTGGGCGGCCTTGCCCAACATCAGTTCCGTCAGCGCCCAGACCAGTGCATCGGCGCGATCGGGAGAGCCTTCGCCGACATAGCCGGATGGCGTCATTGCGCACATTTGGTCTTCGAGATCGGCAAAGCTGCCCACATGACTGACCCTAGCTTGCTCGTAGAACGCCGCGATCGGCTCCGCTCTCGCCACCTTGCCGCGACTGGCAGTGACGACCTTGACCGGTAAATTCTTGTCCTGAGCCTTGATAACGGCCTCGACCATCGCGCCGCCGAAGTTGCGCTCCGCGACGATGCGGTCAGCGTTGTGCAAGGAATACACTTCCCGCACCCGCCTGCCCCACCCATCGGGCGACAGATTGCAGGAATAGTCGCCCAGCACGTAACCGCGGCCATCCACGCCCACACCGGCTGCGATGATGCCAATATCGTCGCCCACATTGTCGCTACCCGTGCCTGCCGTGCCGGACGGATCGACGGCGATAATCACGCGCCGAAGGTCGGGTGTCTGCTTGACCCGCGTTGCGTCGACCATGTCTCGCGTCCACAGTGCACCCGGCACGTCCTCCAGCATCTCGGCGTTGAGTTCTTGTCGACCGAGGCGAGTGCCGGCGTACTTTTCGACCACGGCCCTCATGAACGCGGGAGCGAGATTGCTCGCATTGTCCATCGTCGAACCACGGGTAACCTCGGTGGTGGCGTCGGCAATGATTTCGCGCAGCACGGGAATCGGTCGCGGCGTGGTGGTAACGAACACTCGGGGATCCATGCCGCTGCGCATCGTGAATTGCAGCATGTCCCACGTTTCTCGGGCGTAGCGGTACTTCGCCAGCTCATCGACCCATGCGGTATCAAATTCCGGACCACGCAGCTGGTCAGGCTCGGTGCCGTTGTATCCCAATGCCAGGGCCCCGTTCGGCCATGTGATGCGGACCGGCTTGTAGCGGACCTTGGGGGCTTCATCTGGCGGGCTGATGCGCATCAGCCTCGCCACCATCACCTCCTCAAGGTCTTTTTGCGTCTCAGCGACAAGCGCGATGCTGCGCGCCCCATCCTTCACCCGCTGCCTGATCCACTGCGCGCCGGCCTCAGTTTTGCCGAATCCGCGCCCCGCGAGCGCGAGCCAAGTTCGCCAGTCGCCTGAAGGTGGAAGCTGGTTGGGGCGAGCAAAGAAGGGCCAGTGCCACCGAAGTGCCGCCCGCACCTCAGTGCTTAGTTTTTCCAGTTCCGCCTGGCGTTCCGCTACGGGCAGCGATGCCAACAATTGAGCGGGTGAAAGCATCTGCGTCATGGCGCACCTGATCTATCTCGATCGCGCCACCGTCCTTGCCGGTGACCTCGACCTTGTCTTTGAACATGCCGAGATGTCGACCGAGGTCGACGAGGGCGGCGCGCTTGTCGTGCAGCTTGACCTTCAAGGCGCCATCCTTGGTTTGCGACACCTCCGAGATGGCGGCGGCAGTTTCAGCGTCGATCTGGTCGCTTGGCACCAGAGAGACGAAGTTTGCGACCGAGATGCGCACCTCGCCTGTTTCCTCTGCCATCGCTTCGTCAAAGCCAGATGCGCCGTTCGTCCATGTAACAACCTTGCGAATGTCGACGAAGCCGATACGGGCAAGCTCCCTAAGCACTTGATCTTGTGTAATATTTGTTCGCATGGATCGCTTAGCCATCGCTTCGTCGATCTCGGCGGCGATGTTAGCATCTGCCAGCAGGCGTGCGCCTTCCGTACGAGCACCACTTTTCGCATACCCCGCCCGTATCGCCGCCTGTGTCGCGTTCAGGTCGATCAGGTACTCATCGACGAACCGCTGTTGCTTCGGGGTCATCCCCACCCCCGCTTCTTCGGCAACACGGTCACCACAATATCCGACCGTAGCTTCAGCTGCGCCCCGTTGCCCATAATCACCGTATCGCAGCCGAACGCAGCCGCCGTATCGATCCCCGGCACATTGATCTCGGCGCGGATGGCCTCGATATCGACGCCGTAGTGGCGCTCGATGTAGCGGAGCACGGCATGGTCTGAGACGTAGGACATCAACTCGCCACCCGTTGAGCGCTACGATACGCCAGCCGCGCCTCTCGCAGGCGCTGCGGCCCTGCAGCCAGAAACCAGCGCTGCGAACACCGTTTCCCGTACATGCAGTTCACCTTGGCCCAACCGCCTTCAACGAATTTGAGTTCGAACTCGGCCGGAATCGGCCTCGGACGCTTGGTGGAATATGCCTTAAACATCCTGCACCTTCTCTTCATCGATGGGGCCGAAGCTGACCCGGCGGGCGAGATCGAAAAAATATCGCCGGGCGTTCTCAGGGGCGCGGTTCCAGGCCCGGATGATCTCAACGGCCATGCGGGTTTCGGGATCGTCGTCGGGCAGTAGGGTGCCCTGTTCGTGCCGGTATTCGACCACCGCGCTATGGGCCCGCTTCTCGGTCCATTTCTCCCGTGCCGCACGCTGGATCATCGGCAGGCGGTCGTCGGGCGCGATGCTGGCCAGTTCGCGATGAACCTCGAAGCTCAGATTAGCGGCCCGCATATGCTCCGGGAACGCCTCTGCCACCTTCGCCGCGGCATTGAGGCGCTTCGGGTCGACCGCGAGCTGTTCCACCATGAACTGGAACTGCGGTTCCTCGGCATAGGATTTGTGCCCGTGCTTCCACCAATCCGCGATTAACCAATCCACTAGGCGTCGCTGACCGAGCAGGCCTTTACCCATACCTACCCATTCGGTGAACGGCATGTGGGTCGGCAGGGATAGCGCAATCACTTCCGCGCCTTTCTCCTCGACCAATTCGCTCATCATGATTGATCCCCCTCTTTCCCGTGGCCTGCCGCGAAGCCCAACTGTCGGCTAGCCTCAGCCCGGGCCGCGACAGCCTCTTCGAAAGTGGCGAAATTGCCGATCGTTTTGGTTTTGCGGTTCACCATCACCTTGGCGATCCACCGATTCCAGGTCGTGCACCAATGCACTCCTGTCACACCGCTCGTATTCTTGACCGATCGCGTCTGGTTTTTGCGGTTTTCGGCCGGAGTGACATCGCGAAGGTTGGCTAGCCGGTTGTTCTTGCGGTCGCCGTCAATGTGATCGATTTCGCCAGCAGGCCATTCGCCATGCGACAGCGCCCAGACCACTCGATGAGCCTGCTCGTGTTTGCCGAATAGCGTTCCGTGCAGGTACCCATGATTGTTTGCGGCAGTGAACGCTTCTTTCCCGGCATATCGGGTATTCCAGCTCCGCGCCGAAATATCGGCGGATCGGGCGCTGTCCAAAAACATCGTCACCGGGCGGGGCAGCCAAAACAGCTTTCCGGTTTCAGGTTCGTAGCGCAGCAGAAGACCTAAATCGGTGGGGAGGCTGAGCGCGACCTTCTGGCTGGCGTCGATGGCGGTGATGGTCAGCATGTCTTTTCCCCTCCCGATCGCGAGAATCTGCTCCAGTTCGGTTTCGCGGTCTGGGCTGGCTCAAGTTGCTCCAGTTGTTCCCCCCCCTTTAGGGGGGAACTAACTGGAGCACTGGAGCAGACCGCTTCACCGCTCCAGTTGCTCCAGTCTGCTCCAGTTGCGATTTCCGACTGGAGCAAAGTCATTCCGTGACCCATGTCCCGACCTCCATGAACTTGCGTGGGCGACGCTTTTCGTCATCGCGTTCGACGACTCTGAGCACGTCGGTCTTGATCCATTGCTTGACGATGTTGCCGATGCGCCTGCGGTCCTTTTCCGGGTCCATCGCCAGCACCTGGGCGATGATGTTGCCGACCCAATTGTCGCCGCTTCGCACGTCTTCACGCCAATTCCCTGCCCCTACTTCACGCTGCACCTCCATCAGTTTGAGCGTCGTCACGCCGGCAAAGGCGTCGGGCCATTCCCAGACGCATGCGACACCGACCTGATCGCCGTTCGCCAGTTCGTAATTGTTCATCCGGTGCCACTCCGCCGCCTCGGGCGGGGAGAGGTTCGCCTTGTCGTTCTGGGTCCGGAAATGGAAGCAGACCTGTTCCGGTGCGATCCCGGCCTGCTCGCCCTCTTCCTTCGTCATCCGGTTGTAGACGACGACGCTACGGGCGGCGCCGATCAGCGATGATGCACCGCGGGCGCTGTCCGCCGTGGCCTCCATGCCGTTGCCCTTGCGGACGTGATGGACCAGGTTGATCGAGCAGTTGCAGACCTCGGCAATGCGACCGAATTCCTTGGCCACCATGTCGATCGCGCGATTGTCGTTCTCGCTGACCGCGTGCGCGCTGACGAACGGGTCGAGGATCAGGACATCGATCTGCCGCTCAAGGAGTGTGGCGATAAGCGCGTCCGATACCGGCCGGACGATACGCGCGCCGTTTGGCGTCTCCTCCGCCAGCATGACGGGCTGGTCCCGGCCGCTGTCGACGAACAAGCGGTCCCCTACATCGGTAGGGCAGAGACCGTAATGGTTTAGCGCGGCGTGGAGACGGCGTTCCGTCTCTTCGGCTGGATCCTCGAGATTGTAGAGCCAGACCCGCAACGCGCCTTCCGGGATGTCCTTGCGCAACAATGCGCGGCCCGACGCCATCGATAGCGCCTCGACGACCTTGACCGACGACTTGCCGATGCCACCGGCGGCAACGTCAACGCTCAGGAACTTGCGCAGCAGATGCTTGCCGTAGAGCCATTTCCGTGGCGGAATCGTGCGCTCGTCGCTCT